GATCATGGACGTTTGGTATTAGATCACACGAAGGCCGGAACGCCATAACGTTTGCCGGGGCAACTCCTAATAAGGTAAACAGAATAACACTGCTTGATAATGGCAGTTCACAGAACACTAAAAAAATGGGTTCTGTAGAAAAGTATGCTTTTGTTTATGAAGACGATGACGGGCGGACAGGATTAGGCAATACATCCGATAATTGCCTGGTGAATATCCCTTTTGAAACATCTATACTTCCAGGACAAACAACCCCGATAGGGTTACAGTTGCCGGTAGTTACTATATCTGTTATGCACCTGCCGCCGATTTGGGCTAAATATTACCGGTTGGTACGTACAGCAGGGCCGCAGACATTTATTCAGCTTTTAATACAGCAGGTAAATATTGTACAGGTAGCAAATGAGAATTCATATCTTGATCTGATTGTAGGTAGTTTGTTTACTTATCAGAAGGTTCACCCGGATACTATATTGGCGTATCAGTTCAGCAGGGGCGACAGGCTAAGGCTTATTTCGGATGAAAGCACCGTGCCGCCGACACCCTATACGCCAATATTTGAAACGGAAATATTGGGATATACCATTGATGAAGAACAATTCAGGAATGCAAGTATATCTATTGTTGGGGGAACAGCAGTCGTTACCCCTTCTGACGGTGTAGTTGCTGGTTTTGTTGGTAAATACATTATAATCGGTAACATACAGCGAACTATAAATAGTGTATCTGGCGGAACATACGTTCTCGATGAAATTATAAACCCAAATCCAGACTACCATTCAAGCCCGTTAGCAACGGTAGTTTATCCAAACTATACCATAAAAGATACGCGGGGTGTAATGCGTATAAATTTACCACCGTCAACCATTACGATAAATAATATGTGCAAGGTTGAGGTGATCCGGCCCCAGCAAAACATAAATAATCAAAGTTTCCAGATATTTCAGGACTTTCAGCAGAAGTTTCCTATTTTAAATTGGGGAACAACCAGCGCTTCTCATATCGGCAACCTCACCAATGGTTCAGGCACGCCAAACCAGGATCCCGCTAATCCGGTAACTACACCTGCAATCATTCAGGTTACCAACGGCGACGCATGGGTGCGTAACCGGGCGATGCCGTCAAACAACCAGAACCCAAACCCCCAGACGATAATTGATAAAATATGTGATCCGAATTTTAATGATTTTTATGCAAGTAATCTCTATAATATAGGCAAGGTTTACCCGCAGCAGCAGGGTAACGGGCAGGTGACATTTAACCAGCGGGTGCGCTTCTCCAACAACTTTATTCAGGATACACAGGTAAACGGGCTGAATGACTTTGACGAGTTGGATTATATGGATTACAATGACCCGTATGGCGGCTTGACGCTGGCTAAGTTCAAACGGGGCGTATTGTATTTATTCAAACAACTGAAAAATACATGGACGCACGTATTGCAGAAAATAATCGTAGATAATGCCGGGAATCAAACATTGGCCACCTCTGACCAATTATTGAACGAGTTAAGTTATTCGGAATGGGAGGGCGGCATAGGAGATAACCCGGAAGGTTTTGTGGAGGACGGCGATTTTATGTATATCCCATCAGCGAATTCAGGTGTATTCCTTCGTATCGGGCAGGATGGCTCAATCCCAATATCTGAAATATTCTTTTACGATAAACGGGCAAAGCAATTGTTAAGTTTTGCTCAAACACACGGATTGCAAATACCGGGAGGATTTGATAAGCCAAACGGCGAGGTAATATGGACGGTGCCTGACTTTATTCAATACCTGTTTAATAATAACATTAACGTTTCGGATTGGGCGACAGCTATTGCAGCTTATCCATCGGGCACTACATGGGCAATCACACAACAGCCAGCCAACAGCACCGCAACAGTTACAGGCGATTTAATTACAGTTACCGGGACAAATACGCTTGGTAATGATTACTTTAAATTTCAGGGGACTAAGCCGGATACTACGCTTACGCCGGTAATGAACTTTTGTTTTACTGTTATTGTGCCGCCGGTACGGGCTACCGCATGGCAGATAATGACTGCAAGTGTTTACTGTTTACAGGGATTAGGTGCTAACAACGGTCAGCAGGGCTGGGCGATATTGCAGCAGTATTATACCGACACCAATGCTGTAACCGGGCTTACAATGCCAAATTCCCCAATTATTTCACCGGAGGCATTGGTTCCGAATACAGCTGGGATAGTTTACAACCAGGCAACAAATGTGACTCCTTCGGGTGGTTCAAATGGTGATGTTTGGTATAATATGCCTGCAAACCAACTTTACAAAAAGACAGCAGGGGTATGGACACCACTGTATGATACTGCGGTAAATAGTAATTATATTGCGCCTATTGCCAACTTAACAGCATGTCCGTTGCCTACGCCACCTGTTGGGTCATATTGGGAAATACTGGCTTCTTACAATGTTAAAGTGGTGAGTATTGTTAACGGAACATCGACAGGTACACCTTCGGCTTTTGGTACAGCAAACGTGCCATCGGGAAGTACATTATCGGCGATATATACAACACAAACTGCCGGGACTATAATAGTTCAGTTCAGCGGCACGCCGTACCCTACAGGGCACGTTAAAGGTGATCTTGTAGTGAATGGTGTGGTAGTTGATAGCCAGGTAATAACATCGACATATCCGGCATTTACGTTTACTTTACCAGCAACAGTTAGTTCACCGATTACGATTCAGCTTCAAATAAACAGCTTCTAATATGGCATTTCAAATCATACAGGGAACAAACGGTTATATTCAACCATCGGTAGCGGCCTTAACAACAGGCTGGTCAGTAAGTGGTGGGATAGCCTCGCACGTTGCCTGTAATTTGGGTATTATAATCTCAAAAAATTCATACGGGCTGATTATCGGCCGGCAGTACACCTTTATCTATACCGTAAGCGGATTTGTAAGCGGATCTGTTAATATTATTTGCGGGTCGGTAGCTGGAGCGTCACGTACTGCAAATGGCACATATACTGATACCATCACCTGTACAACTACTGCCAGTGTTGGTTTTTATTCAAACGGGGTACTTTCTGTAAGTAATTTAAAATTTTACGATACTGTGAATGGATTGGTAAAAGGGGGGACCATTTCTTTCAACTCCAAAACAAAGCAATGGGGTTGTGAATATTCATTCCAGCAGGAGGTTTATATCAAATTCGGCGATAATTTCTTTTCATTAAAAAATGGCGGGTTGTGGCAGCACAATGTAAACCCGATCAGGAATAACTTCAATGGAGTGCAGTATAATTCACAGATACAGCTTTATGCCAACTATGATCCTGCTACTGTTAAAATATGGTACAGTATGCGGGTGCAATCTAACAGGATATGGTTTTGCGCCAATTCCGGGGATATTAATATTGATCCGGTACTGGAAAGGCCATTGGGTATGAGTTCACGGTTATTGGCGAACAGGTTTAATAATTACCAGGGAAGTTTCTTTGCTGATTTCCTGATGAATATTCTTGATCCCCGGTTCAGTTCAGGCAGTCAGGTTAATGCGCTGTTTAATGCCGAACCATTGCGCGGTAGGGTGATGAGCGTATTGCTTACCAATACTGACACAGTTGAGGTTTTATTGTTTGAGGTTGATTTTAAATCAAGCCCGAGTGCATATACGTATTAATTAATAAAAATAATTACATTTGGTAACAAATATGGAACTGATTCAACCAACCGATACCGAAATTATAAACGCCTTCATGGATAATGCGGAGGTTTTTATATCACAGTTGCCCCCGGTTGACGTTAAAATTGAGCATATATTTGCGCCTGGTGTTTATATTCGTAAAATGATCTTGCCAAAAGGAGCGATTTTAACCAGCAAGATACATAAGACTGAAAGCGCATTTATTGTATCAGGCGGTAGGATATTGGTTTATGACGGAGTGCATGAGGCGGTGATACTACAGGCTTCATACGATGGGATAACGTTACCAGGTACCCGGAGAATGGGCATAGCATTGGAAAATATGGTTTGGTTTAATATCCATCCGACAAGAATAAAGCCGAAGAATAACAGTAAGGAAGCTATAGAAGAAGCAGTGGCAAAGATAGAGCGTAGCATAATTGAACCATATACGAATTTAAAATTAATACAAGGAGGTAATTAGTGGCTTGGGCGATGGTTGTGGGCACAGTGGTATCAGCAGGTGCCGCTGCTTATAAAGGAATACAGGGGGCTGACCAACAGGCGCAGGCTAACAGGCTTAAACCTATGAACCCAGGATATCAGGTTAATTATGGCGTATTGGACAATGCCCGGACATTAAGCCAGCAATACGGTAACTACCAACTCCCCGGCTATTCAGCCGTTCAGGGAAATATAAATACAAACTTTTCCAATGCTTTTAATAACGGTGCAAGGGGCGCTACATCCGGCAATGATATTTTAGGGCTTGCCACAAAGATGGCTTACGGAAAAAACGAGGCAAATAACCAATTGGCTGTACAGGGCGCGCAGGGCAAACAAAGTATTTTGGGCGAGTATCTTAACGGCAATGCGTCGGCTGGCCAGCAATATCAAAATCAGAATGAATGGGAGCGTCAGCAGTACGACCAGGCGTTAAGAGAGAAAGCGGCATTAACACAGGCCGGGGCGACAAACACCTACGGCGCCATTGATTCACTTTCGGCGCTTGGTGCAAAGTATGCGTTTTCGAAGGTGGGCGATGGGGCAGCTACCACTAAGAATAACGGCGGCAAAACCGGGAACGGTACAGGAATAGCGCAGGGTTTTGGCACGAGTGACGCAACCTTTCCTGATGGCACTCCCCGATTTGATGCAAATGGAAATCCTTTACCTTCAGCGGGACATATATAGTTAAACAATAAACATCAAAAATCATGGAACAGAACGCGAGATTAGCACTACAAAATAACTTTTCAGCAATGATTGAGACGAAAGAGGAAACTGAAAAGATGATAATAAATCCTAATATTCCAATTACCCAAAAGCAGGGGTTTATTGATGATTTGTCTTTAATTAGGGATAAAATAAACAACTACAAAAAATTAAATAGCTAAAAAATGCCAACCGCTGCAACATTTTCAGGCGATACGGTTCCTCTCGGCGAAGCAGGCACAGGAGCCGCTTATATCCTGCCTCAACAAAGTCAGGGGATACAGCAGGGATTGGACTATATCGACGTGAAAGCCCAAGCGGAGGCTAATGCTAAAGCGGCAGCGCAGAAACAAGCGCAGCAGTTGGCAAAGGATTGGCAAACAAATAGGTTGAGCATCAAGGGCGGTACACTATGGCAACCGGAAATTAATAAAAAGGTCAGCGATGTAACCAATGAGGGAATGGGGTTGATGAAGGATAAGATTGACCCAACTCAATATTATAATGATCCAGCCAAACAAGCCCGCGTAGATGCTTATAATCAGTATAAGCAAGAAGCCATGCAAATGGGTGACGTGCGGGACGCATATACAAAGCAAGCCGCAGAATACGATAAAATGATTGCCGAGGATAATGGGGAAATTGATCCTGCTTCTGTGGATGCCTACCATGCATTTTTTAAAACAAGTTTGGCCGATCACATGAAAAATGGCGATATGATGCCGGGACCTAAAAAGGCATATCAGATGCAAAAAGGTATTGACGCACTAAAATCAGCAGAAATAGAAACCAAATCATTGCCCGATCAAAATGGTGTAGTGAAGGATATGGTTTTGCCAGATCACGATGCTAATATTCGTACTGCGTCAAATTTTGTCAATAATACCCCGCAAATGAGGTCGCGTATTGAAAAAAATACAGGAATGTCATTTGATCAGATTGGAGATGAAACCGATCCCGCTGTTATAAAGAAGCAATTAGATGACCATTACCGTAGTCTACCAAATATCCCATCATTAGCGGCGCAGGGGGTTACGACCTATGGTAATTCATTTGGAAGCGCGGCAAATAGTAACAGCAATGGCATACCAGACCAAACAGGACCGCCAATGCAGCCAACAACTCAACCAGGAAGTGCTTATGATAACTTAATTACAAGGGAGGCGCAAATAAGAGCTAATGCCGCTAAAATGAAACAAAGCGATATAACCGATACCGCACAACAGTTGGATGATAATGTTCATAAAAAAAATATGGCTACATTCAGCGATGAGTATAATCAGGCGCAGGATCGTAGAATACGTATGGGATGGGATAGGCAAAAGTTTTCTGATTATGTGGCTGACAGGCAAAATGATTCGGGCACGTTAACAATTGGCAATCAAAACAGCTATGTGCCGGTAATGAAGCAATACGTGAACCAAGACCACGGAGGTTCAGCCGGGGCCGAGCCTGAAAAGGGAGCATCTTTGTACGGTGTTAACCTGCCAGCAGTTTCTACGGTTGTTAGGCCAGCTTCGGTCACTGATATGAAAACAGGAAAAACAGTTAAAAATACGGAGCCCATGGACGTTAAGATAAGCCAGATACAAATGGTTCCAGTATTTAAGGGGTTGCAAAAGGATGCTTTTAATGGTTCTGAAATATCTGCAAGGCAATTAAAGGAGATCATTGCCGGAACAAATAAAAATGGGGCTTCTCTTAATAACATCACCTTTCAGCCATTTGCATACGGTATAAAAAGTGAGCATGATGCTAATAATGTACATACCATTAATACTCCAATAAAATTTTCTTACGATGCTATCAAAGGAAGTAATATAAAAAAGATAAATACTACTACCTTTGATAACGCAACGGAACAATTAAAGGCGATACAGGCTAATCCTAAATTTCAGGGATTAACCCCGGAACAAAAAATTGATTTTCTGTCAAAGAAGTATAATTTAAATCTTGATTAATATGTCAAAGGCACACGTAGAAGATGGACAAACCAGTATCGATGATGAGTTAGATAATTATATCCAGACACATCAGGTCAAACCCGTTGTCGCTTCTACAGATAATAGTATTGATCTATTCGGTGGTAGTACGCCTCAAAAAAAAAAGTCGTTACTTCATCGCCTTCTAACAAGGTTTCTCAACCTTTTCAGCCCGAAACTGGTGAATTAGCTACACAAAGAAACTTAACAATACCAGGGCTTTCAACGCCATCGGCATTACAGATGCCGTCCCCTCCTGTTTACACCAAACAGCAATCAGAGTCGGATGCTAAATCAGGGTTAATTCCTATCTATGATCCAAATGCTAATAATATTCTAAACGCAGATAAGAATGTAGGCAATATCCCGCAACAAAAGCCGGATAGGGTTGCCGCAGGTGAGCCCTCTTTTTCAGATCATGTAAGAAACGTTGTTATTCCGTTTGACGCTGGTGTATTGAACGCCGTTGGTGAAGGGTTACACGCATTAAAACAAGTACATTCAGATATTGGTGATTTGGGTGTTAAGGCTGGCTTTATTGATCCGGGCCATGAACAAAACATACAGCAGGGCGAAATGGATGCTTTGGCAAAGTATGACCAAGGCGCTAACCTTGGATATAATCAGGATTTTATAAATAATAGTTCTGCCGCATCTGTAGGTAAAATGATACCCATGCTATTGGGGGGTGAATCACAGGGCGCAAAGATCATGGGGTTACAGGCCGTTGGCAATATGTCAAGAACCGTTGATAACCTAAAAGCACAGGGAGTTAAGTTTGATAATGGCACAGACAGGTTGATGATTTATGGGAGCGGCCTTATCAGCTACGCTTTAGGTAAATCAGTAACCGGCACAATATTAAGTAAAGTAGGGGGACAGCCGCTTGTGAATGAGGTTACCGCTTCATTAGCCGCTGATGCTACAAGATCACTTGCTGATTTACCGGCAAATGCTACGGCTGATGATATTTCACAATATTACAGCCAGCAGGCCCTTGCCAAAACATTATCCTTTTCTCAAAAGTTTGGACAGGTTGGTTTGGGATATTTAAAAGCATATCCTAATATTGCGCTTGACTTCGCCGGGGCTAATCTTGCCAGGAGTGCTTTAAAGGCAGGTGTTAATGCTTTAAATAATAAGGCACCTTTTCCAGGTGTTACCGGTGATGAAATTGTAAAGGATATTTCCTCACCAGTTTACAATGACAGCACACCAGCTAACGGCTCATTAGGGCAATTTGCCTTAAATATGATAAATACCCCTGCCGCTGGGTTTTCATTGCTACACGCGGCCTCTACGGATGGTATGCTGTACGATAAGTCGCCATATCTTAATCCGGTGGTAGATGTTTTGCAAAAGGATGGTTCACCACAAACAGTTCAGGCAATAAAAGTTCAGTTAGGTAATATTGGGAAACAAAAAGGATGGAGCGCTACTGATATTTTACACACACAAGGAAAGGTCGATGAAATCGCAGATGTGGTTAATTCAATACCAAAGGGTTTGCAGCCAAATAAATTCAATGCCGCAGTTAGCTTGATATTGGGTAGGCGGCAATTGGAAGGTGTACAGGAAGGTATTGCAAATAATGAATCAGGTATTGATCCGGCAATGCAGCCAAAGGTAGAGGGTTTAAAGAACCTGGTAACGGCTAAGATTGAGCAGGCTAATGATCAATTGACCGAATTGGCTACAGATAAGTCATTCCGTTATTTTGAGAAGGAAGGTAAGTTTTGGAAGCAGCAGAACGGCGAGGAACCGATTGAGATAACAAAGGACAGGGCTGATCTTGAAGATTACGAGAAAGAACAGGAAAAGAAACGAGCCGCTCAAATAGCTGCGCCTGCTGAATCAGTACAGCCTAATCCACCTGCGCCTGTAGCTGCATCACCAGCGGTTGATGCTTCACAGCTTGATGACCTGGATAATGAACTGGATGCGTTTAAACAGCAGCAGGCACCAGCCCAAACCAACGCTGAAAAGCTGGACGAGGTTGTGGCCGCTAATCCTGATAGAATAATCAAAGCAACTATACCTAAAAATGAACAAGCCAAAACAAATACGGAGATATCTGCTCAACAACCGGCAGATGAAACAGCAGGCGCGGGAAAAGCTATTGCGCCAGTTAATAAAACTGTTGAAAATAAGCCGGTAGTTGCAGAAACCGAAACAACTGATGTTAATAAATTTTTATCTCCCGATCAATCGATAGAGCCAATAAAAAAGGGGACAGCTAAAATATTTGATCAGCATGTTGATAAAGACGGGAACAATATTGCATTAATCACTGCAAAAAGTCAAACAGGCCAAGATATTGCTACGATTAGGCAAATTGATAAGAACGGACAATTACAGCTTGATGCCAGGGAAAGCGGTTGGAAAGTTCCGTTCAGGGCTAAAGAATATTTTTATACATTAACAAATAAGGAGGAACCAACAAATGCCATTTCAGAGCAAAGCACAGGAAAAGTGGGCATTCGCGAATCATCAGCCATGGGCGAAGGATTGGGCAGCGAAAACCGATCAGAAGTCCCTGCCGGAGAAAGTGCAGCCAAAAATGAAGCCGGGCAAGTACAAGGTAATGACCAAAAAGTAGCCGAAAATCCGTACTATGTTTCCATGGGGACTGCCGAAAAACCTGAATATGTTCAGGTAGAGGGTGAACCATTGAATTTAAAAAACAACTATAAATTAGATGTTTTTACTCATAAACTTCATGGTACTGACGGATATGGTGTCACAGAGGGTTCTACCGGACTATCTTTAGGAAAAGGAAAAACCAAAGAAGATGCTATTGAAGCATATAAACGTAATTTATCAAAACTAACGCCAGCAGAGTTGCAGGCAAAAATAGATCAATCTTATGAATCTGGCCTTAAATCCCCACGAGGAACAATCAAACCCGAAGGTGAAAACACCGATACCGAAAATACTGAAGCTGTTATCGCTAAAGCGACAGTTACAGTTGGAAAAGCAAAGGCTACAACAAGAGGAAGTGCCAAGTCAGCAGGGGTCATTAATGAAATAGACGCATCTATTGATGAAGTTGACAAAGAACTGGCTAATGCCGGGTTACCGCAACCATCAAAAGAATCGCCCTCTGTTATTACGCTTGGTAAAGACCGCACACCTTATACCCATGTCGGTACAAATGCCGCAGGAAAGGATTTGTACGAAAATGAGCATGGTGTTCGCGCTAAAGATGAGGGTAATGGCATATTCAGTCAGGAAAAAGTAAATATCATCCCGACCCGGCAAGGCGTAACGGTTGGATTACAGCCACGCGAGGATGATTTTAAAACTACCGATGAAAAGGCTCCTGAACCGGAGCAGCCAAAAGAAGAACCGAAGTCCGAAAAGCAGTCCAAGCGTGCCCAATACGAAGATGAGCTTAAAAAGGCAAAGAAAGCCTTTATGGACACCTTCAATAAGGCCATGTCCGGCATTAATCCAGAAACCATTGAGAAAGGTATCAAACTACTGGCCATCTACGCTAAAATAGGCATACACGACTTTGGAGAGATAGTTAAAGACCTGTACGAAGATCTCGGTGAAAAAGCTGGCGAAGTTTTTGATGGATTAAAAGCCGCATACGGAGCATTTGCCACCAGCGCAGATGCTACCGATGAAGAAATAGAGGCCATGACCAACCTCAAAGAAGTACGTAAAGCAAAATTTGAGGATTATATAACCAAGAAAGAAAATGGAACAGACAATGAACGACAGCGAGTGGAAGGAAATACACCTTCAATTCCTGCGGGACAATTACCCGGAAAGGCTGCAAATGCTGTACCAGGAAAACAAACTGAAGAAGTACCTGGACGACCTGACAACAACAGCGGTGAAAATGGAAATGCAGATCATGGAAAACAAACCGTCCCTGAAGTACGACCAGGTGGAAGCGATGATAACGGAAGCCCTGCTGGCACCGGAAGTGGACCTGACAGACAGGGAGGACGTTCCAAAAATGCCGGATCAGGAGTACCAAAAAATACTGAAAAGCGTAGTTTAAAGCCTGAAGATCAAAATCACTATATCCGGCAGGATGATGAAATAGGTGAAGGCTCCCCTATTGAAAAGTTCAACAAAAACATGGATGCCATTTTCCTGCTTAAAAAACTGGAAAGTGAAGACCGTAACCCATCCCCGGAAGAAAAGAAGGTACTGGCACAATTTGTCGGGTGGGGGGGCTTGGCTGAATACCTTAAAGGCGGTGAATACTCCAATGAGCAGGCTGTAAATGCGGCCATAGCCGGGAAGCGCGAAGTGGTGCGCCTTAACCGGTGGGATAATAAAATTTTGGACTTTTCAAAAGACGGGCCCATTAACGCACCTTCTTATTCCTCATTCAGCGAACTTGCCAATGAGATAAAGAATAAGCTAAATAATTCAGGTTATCCAATCGGTATAGATGAAGTGCGCAAATCATTGGTTAGCTCATTGTTTACCAATGATGAATTGAATGCGGCTAAAAACTCAACTATCAACGCGAACTATACCGAACGCCAGGTTATCAATAAAATGTGGGAACTGGCAAAGCAGTTGGGCTTTAAAGGTGGGAATACGCTGGAAACATCTGCCGGTATAGGAAACTTCTTTGGCCTGATGCCGAAAGACCTGCGTGACAGCACAAAGCTAACCGGCTATGAGCTCGACAGTATCACCGGGCGTATGCTTAAAAAACTTTACCCGGAAGCTAAGATAACCGTGTCAGGTTTTGAAAAATCAAACGTGCAGCCCAATAGCCAGGACCTTGTTATCGGTAATGTGCCATTTGCACAGAAAGCGCCATTCGATAAAAACTATCCTGACATCTCCAAATTCAACATGCACAATTACTTTATCGGTAAAAGTATGCGGTTGTTAAAGCCTGGCGGTGTTGCAATGGTTATCACATCGAAAAGCACGCTTGATGGCGACCCAAAATTCCGCGAATGGATGTCAAGCCCGGACGGTGGCAATAGCGTGCTTGTGGGGGCTGTGAGGCTACCAAATAACGCATTTTCAGAGAACGCAGGCACACAGGTTACGACTGATATTGTAGTATTCCGTAAACGGGATAATAATAAAATTAATCCACTGGAGAATGAGTTTAGGTACACCTATCCAATAGAAGAAAAGCATTTTGATAAAGAGGGCAACCAGGTACCTATAAATGTAAATGAATATTATCATCAGCATCCTGAAAATATGCTTGGTAAGATGATGACAGCCGATGAAGCTGGATCAGGCGGCTTATATGGAGGTAAGGATGCCACGTTACATGCGCCATCGGGGTACAACGTTATCTCAAACTTAAATAAAGCTATCAAGTCTTTCCCATCTGATATTATGCAGCAGGAACAATCAGCACAGGTTGAAAAGCCTGTTGAGGAAACTGTAGAGGCCATTGACAAAAAAGAGGGCAGCATGTTTGAAAAGGGCGGTAAGATTTATATGGTGAGGGATGGTGAGGGAGTAGCTAAGTATAATGAAAAGCCTGCCGAGGTAAAAATAGCCAAAGCATATATCGCACTTAAAACCACGTTGCTTGAATTGATCAAGCAGGAATTATCTCCGGTAAATGCAGAAGCTAATATTGAGGCCCTCCGAAAAGAATTAAATAAAGAATACGATGCTTTTGTTGAAAAGAATAAAGCCCTGCATAAAAATAGGGCAATAAAGTTTCTTGAAGATGACGTTGACTATCCTTTGGTTCAATCGTTAGAGGAAGCAAAGGATAAATTTGTAGATGATGGTAAGGGAGGTGGTAAAAAAGTTACCGAAATAAAAAAATCAGCATTATTTAAAAAGCGGATAAACTTTCCCCGTACCGAACCGGATGCAGCAGAAAATATTAAGGATGCTATAAATATTTCATTTAATTACAGAAACGGCCTTGACCTGAATTATATTTCAAAACTGTTAGGTCAGCCGGTAGCTGATGTTAAAAATACGTTAATAAACGAAAACCTTGCCTTTGAAAATCCGAATACAGGTTTATTGGAAAGCCCGGAAGAATACTTGTCTGGCTATGTGCGTGACAAACTGGATCAGGCTAAAGCGGCTGTTGAAACTGATGAAAAGTTTAATAGGAACGTAGCTGAACTTGAAAAAGTTATTCCAAAAGATATACCAGCATCACTTATTCAATATTCACTTGGTTCAACCTGGGTTCCCCCTGCTATTTATGAAGATTTTGTTAAATCACTTTTAGGAGTTGATTCAACAATAAAATATAAAGAGGCCCTTGCTAAATGGGATATTGCTTCAAGTTATGGCCTGCATGATTCAAGGAATAGAACCACCTATGCAGGTGGTGGTGTTGATGGTGTACGGCTGTTAGAAAACGCTTTAAATAACATTCAGACAACCGTTAGTATGCCAAAAGCAGACGGCGGTGGTATTGATGCTCATGCAACTGAAGAAGCAAGGGAAAGGCAAGCGCAGATCGAGGATGAGTTTGTGACTTTCATGCGGTCAAATAAAGAGGCACAGGATATTACCGAACCGATATATAATAAAATCTACAACAATTTTGTTGAGCGAAATTGGCAGACACCTAATATTGATTATTATCCGGGGCAGTCTAAAACAATCAGTTTATACGATGAGCAAAAGAGATCAGTAGCCAGGGGGCTTGCTGAAAGTACGCTCGGAGCGCAAGAGGTTGGCTTCGGTAAGAGCTTCGTGCAGCACATCCTGGCCATGGAAGCTAAAAGGCTTGGATTGGCTAAAAAGACGATGGTGGTGGTACAGAAAGCAACGCTGGGGCAATATGTTACCAGTTTCCGCAGAATGTATCCTACGGCTAAAATACTGGCGCCATCCGAAGCAGATTTCTCCGCAGAGAACAGGGCTAAACTTTATGCGAAAATTTCTACGCAGGATTGGGATGCTATCATCATGCCGCATTCTCAATTTGATATGATCCCTGATAAGCCGGAGCGGCGCAAGGCATATATTCAGGAAAAAATAGATAATCTTCAAAAATCCATCGACGAGGCTGATAATGGCGCCGATAAAAAAGCTATCGAAAGCAAGCTACGTGACCTTGATCACGAGATGCGCCTGGTGGATGATCCGGATGCGCTTAAAATGAACGCAAAGGGTGAGTATATTGAAAAGAAGGGTAAAAATGTAAAGAATGAGGCTAAAAAGGCTTTGAGTACAGAAGCTAAAATGGAAAGGTTGCTAAATCGTCATACTGATAGGTCGGCCTTGCATTTTGAGGACATGGGGATTGATAACTTAATCTTAGACGAGTGTTTCCCTTACGAAACCCCGGTCTTAACAACCAAAGGTTGGTTACCAATAGGGCTGATAGTTGAGCAAAAATTAGACTTGCAAGTATTAAGCTATAATGTATTATCGGGGACGTATGAGACAAAAAGAATAACCAATTGGCTGAGGAAACCAATTGTAAATAAAATGTTGAAAGTGAGGCATAAATACGGTACTTTTGTATGTACGTCCAACCACCATATATTAACCGAAAATGGATACATCCGAGCAAAAGACCTCACCAATAACGACAGAATTATATTTACCACTTTGCAGGTGGTGTCAGAAAGTCCCGGTCAAAAAGGAGAAGTATGTATTTTGCAGCACGAGATGTGCGTCTCTATACAAAGCAACCCAAGTCACACAGGACAATCCAACAGGGAGAAATCTGAATCCAATGCCGATATGCGAATGGTGCAAAATAAATCCAGTAAAAGTACGGTCGAAAAGATTTTGTTCGGGACATTGTGCAGCGAAGTATCGGAACAGTTTGCCACATATTCAAGAGCAAAAGAGACTTCACGGAATTTGGTTGGGGAAAAAGTCTTTGGGGATACCAAGTCCAAGTTCGTCAGCCAGAATGAAATTAAACAATACAATGAGCAACCCGAAATCTGTAGCAAAAATGAAAGCCAGTATGCAGGGGAAAACATTTTTGTCAAGGGGAGGCAATGGGACTTTAACCCCGCAGCAAATTACCCTATGCAAAGCATTGGGATTGCCGGAGGACAATATGGAGTGGGGGATAGCGACGAGGCCTGTATGGGGACAATTCCCATCGTTGCCAAATCATTACAAGGTGGATATTGGTATGCCCGATCTGATGATAGCTATAGAGGTAGACGGGAAAACACACAGGTTGAAGAAATGGAAGTTTTTGGACAGGCGGAAAACGGAAATTTTGAATGCGTTAGGGTGGAAGGTATTGAGGTTTACGAACGAGCAAGTGACGCAGGATTTGGATTTAGTAATTCGCCAAGTGACCGAGTTTATGACCTTACAGTTGCCGACAACCATAATTACTTCGCCGCTGGCATCTTAGTATCAAATTGCCATGCCTACAAAAAACTTGGCCTAACCACTTCGCTACAAAACATAAAGGGAATTGACCAGACAGCATCAAAGAGGGCTCAATCGCTTTATCTTAAAACCCGGCATATTCAGGAAAAGACAGGCGGTAAAAATGTAAACTTCTTCACCGGTACCCCGATCACCAATACCATGGCCGAAGTATGGACATGGATGCGGTTTATCAGGCCGGAATTAGTTGAGCGATTAGGCATAACGCATTTTGACCAGTTTGTAAATACATTTGGCGTTATAGCAAATGATATTGAATTTAATGCTACCGGTTCTTTTAAAAACGTAAACAGGTTCCGTAGCTTTAAGAATGCTCCTGAACTATTGACCGCCTTCAGGTCGATTGCTCATGTGGTTTTAAAAGATGATGTTAAGGAAATAACCGACAGTGGTTCTGTTCCTAAATTGTTAAACGGCGAGAAGACTAAAAACATAATCCCGCTTACACCGCCAGTAAAGGAAATTTTAGATAGCATCGTAAGGCAATTAAAAGCCTGGGGCAATCTATCTTCGCAAGAAAAACGGTTAGGCCGGAACAGAAGTATCCCGGTGGTGCTTTATGGGCACGCTAAGGTTGCCAGTATTGATCCGCGTATGTACAACCCGGAGGCGCAGGACCATCCCGACAGTAAGGTTAATAATCTTATTAAGGTAATTGTAAAGAAACACGCAGATACCAAAGCTATTAAAGGTACGCAGATGATATTTTCAGATCGTCAAAATAGCATGACAGGCGAACGGCAATATCTTGATGAAAATGAGGAGTTTTTAAATCCGGCATACGGTAAAAAACAGTTTCATCTTTTTGAGGATATGAAGAAGAAGTTAATCGCTGCCGGGATTCCTGAAAATGAGATAGCTATTGCTACCGACCCTAAATATGATAAACAGGAACGTAAACAAGCATTGTTTGAAGCGGTAAACGAGGGGTTGGTACGTGTAGTGTTTGGGAGTACCGAAAAAATGGGAGTAGGTGTAAATGCTCAAAAACACTTAGTCGCCGAACATCATCTTGACGTTCCCAACCGTCCTTCGGATATGGTTCAGAGGGAGGGACGTATTTTAAGGCCTGGTAATGAAAATAAAATAGTTGAGGTTTCAAACAACGGCATGGAAGGCACCGCAGATGCGATGGCATATAATGTTCTGATGAATAAAGAGAAGTTCATCAAGCAACTTATGACTACCGGGACAGTTGAGCGCGTTATTGATGATGCGGCCGGCGAAGATGTGCCGACCTTTGATGAAATGATGGCCAGGCTATCCGGGAGCAAATATGCCATTGAAAAAATAAAAACAGACGCTAACATAAAAAGAGAAAAAACTAAAAAGGATATTTTCTTTGGCAGGGTTATCCAGGCGAAACGCGACTTACAATCAGCGCAGTCTAATTTGAACCGCAATAAAGCCGCTTTAAATAAGGACGAGTTTAATGCAGCCAAAGTAGAAAAATCATTCCCTGATGGAGAAATATTGAAAGTAGAGGTTAGTGGCCAGCCGGAAGCTACCGAAAAGTTCCCTGCTGCTGTTGATGGTTATTTAGACCGGCTGAATAAAAAGTATGAGGAAAGTCCTACCAAATATTCCACTGGTGAAATAAAGATAAACGGTGTCCCTGTTCAACTGTCATTACATGAGGGATTAGGCGGTTCGGTACTTGAATATACCATACTGGATCTCGGAATAAAAGATCCTTATTATACAGGCAAAGGTATAGCCGTTCCGAGTGGTAAGGGTGTTGGCTTGTTATCGTCACTACGTTCAAAATTGGAAGATGTTATTGAAAAGCCTGGTAAGACAAAAGCGCTTATATCCCAAAACACAAATAATATCGAGCAACTTGGTCATGATATTGATCAAAAATTCGACGATACCCATTTAAAAGAACTTGAAGTACGGTCTGAAACTTTAAAAGGGTTAATGATTGAAGAAGGGGTTGAAAAAGAAAAAAGCGAAAATGAGCGGCTTCCTGCCATTGATGAAATATTAGACCAAAGCAACGTTAAGCCGATACTGGACGCTATGGATAAGCTAAAGGCTAAACCTGGTGGTCAAATGATGGGGTTGCTTGTACCAATACCTCCGGCTGTATGGAACGGGGCAATTGATATACTGAAGAACGTGGTTAAAGCAACCAACAGTACACAGAAGGCAGTTAGAATAGCAGTAAAGTATATCATTGATAGGGGCGGCGATACTGCACAGGCAAGCGACTTTGAGCAGAGTATTAATGAAATGCTGGCAAAAACTACTATTCCTCAAAGGCATACTGCGCCGGATACCAACGATACTGATACTGAAGCCAACCTGGTGAAAGCGGCCATAGAATTGCAGTCAAAAATAAAAGCCAGTTCGCCGGATGAAAAAACATTTGCAAAATTGCCTTTGATTGGCCTAAGCAAAAAGCAATTGCATAAATACATCGAAGTGGCCGCAGTAATGGCTGCGGACCCGGATGGTGTGTTGAGTTCAGATTTAAGCGGCGCTATTCCTCCGCCAAAACCTCCGGTTACTCCGCCCGTAACTACCGGGGGGGAAGATGGTGAGCCAAATCGTCGGATACCCAAAAAGGAAAAGATACCAATGGAGTTGATCGATGCGCCGGAATCAGAAAGCCCGGATGAACCAGATGGTGTTAAAAAGAATTATAGCCTATGGGGCAAGTTAAAAGATGTTCATGTGCGTAACCTTGAGCAACTTAAATTCTATGGCAAAGATATGACCGATATGACGGCATTCCGCGCTATGCTTCATTTTGCTGCTTCAAAATCAGAAGCTAATGTTAATATTAAACTATCCAATGATAAAATAAATAAACTGATCGGCGAAGATGGTTATAAAGTATTGCGCGAAGCATTGATGGAAAGCAGGCTACGCGGTACACGGGAACGGTGGCAAAACTTTGCAAGGGATATCAGGGCGATGGATGATACTGAATTATCTGACTTGTTTGACGCTGGCAAATCATCCGCAGTTTATTCTATCATAAAAGACCTGGAAGGCTACGATGATGACGAGAACCCCGCGCAGAGCATACTGGCATTATTGGATAATCAGGAATATGACGATGCGCGGGATTACCTTGGCCAGATGTTTGATAATGCAGCTGACAACGTTTCTTTCTTTGGTAAGTTATCCAACGGGAAAACGTTTGATGAAATGACGCAGCCGGATGGTACCGGTAATTTATCGTTTGTTAATCCAAAATATCAGGAATCCTTACAGCAATACAAGCAATTAATCGAAAAACCATTCAGGGAAAGTCACGTTACCAATGAGGGTATATTCAGCGATGCGCTGGGGCCGCTTGATACTTATTATCCATTGTCACCTGTTGGAAAGGATGCACATAAGGTTGTTATGCCTGCAAAGACAAAATACAATGAGCCCGCCAATATAAATAACCATTTTACAAAAGGGAGCGCTGATTTGTATAGTTCAGAAATATCAGCGCTGGCTAAGAAGCTATCAGCGTCATTTAAAACCAATAATAAAGCTGCCGCAATCAGGGCATTGTATGATGCTGGGTTAGTAGCGCATGTTTCCGGCGATAGCAGCGACAAATATATTTCAATCAATGGCGTAACCTACGAAGCTACCAAAGTACCTGTAGCGGATGCCAGGACCATTATTACAAACAACCAGATAATTCATACACCAACAAGATATGTGCTTGTGCCTAATTGGCTGTATCAGGAAATTAAACCGATAATAGAGGGCGATATTTCAGATCACGACCATTATACCGCGTTCGGGCATATATTGAACGCCACGGTTAACTTTATGCTGGGTGGCCCTGCGGAGGCCGTAGGTCACTCATACCGCTTATTATCGGGGATTATCAACTCAATGCCTTATATGCAGGAATGGGCTTATCAGAATGGCATATTAGGTCATGCAGCCGGATTAGTGCTGAATAACCCTATTGTTAAAATATTCGGAGCCATGGGTAAAGTTTTATTTACCAGTCCATCTTCAGATGAATTTGCACAGGACGTTCAGCAAATGGCTGCAATGGGTTTAATTCCTGAAAAGACCTGGACACATACCTATAGCCATGAGTTTGCAAAATCAATGGGAGTTGAACCGACACAATTTCCTTTACCATGGAAGGACCTGCTTGCCGGTAATTTCAAAAAGGTATTTAACAAGGGTAAATTTCTTGACTTTTCTCCATTGCTTTACGGTAAGAACGGGATAGACCTGAAAGCCAGGGTAACAATGTTTCGGCTGGTACGGGCAATGAATCCGAACGCCACTCCTGAACAGTACGTTAAAATGCTTGCCGATATGGGACAATACACATCGTCATTGCAGGGTAAGTTAGAGAAGTTTATTAAAGAAAATGGGATTGCGCCGTTTGCTACATTCTCCAGGGCATATTATCGCGCTGGGTTAAAGAACTTGCTTATGATGACACAGATGCCAATTGATAATCCTTTTAGTAAAGGAGGCGGCGGATTTGATGATCCAGGAAAAGCCGGGAAGTTTATTTATTACAAGCTGGCGCAAATAATGACAGGTGGTATTTTGGGGCTTATCGGCTACTGGATGCTTATCCATAAAGAAGTAACCGGCAAGTGGCCATCAGACGATCCGCATGCAAAACTGTTAAAAGTACCCATTCCTGAAGAATGGAAAAAAGATGCTTTCATTAAAAAGTTTTATTACAACAAGCGCACAAATAGTTGGGATGATTTCAGTATAGGGTTTACCAATATTGTTGCAGATCGCGGGTTAAAAGCTGTTGGGGCATATAAAGGATATGAAACTGCTAAACTTGGTGGTAATATTGGCCAGGTTATTGAATCTTCAGAAATACAAGCTGTAAACACCTATTTAAGCCAGTACACGGCTTCCCCGTTGGTTTCCATACCATTTACCGGAACTACCGGAGATGCACCTTATTTAAGCCGCATACATAACTTCAGGGGACAGGTAGAGCCATCATTCCTGCGTAAGTCAAAAACAGCACCTGCGGGATTGCAGATGCCGGAGAATCTTGCCCAGGGTTTATTTGGTATTAATCCCATGTTTGAAATGGCTAATCCAATAAGCGGATCGCTGGATGATGATTACAACCAGAAAGACTATGAATCTGGTAGGTTTTTAAAATCAATATTGAATATTGCCGCTCCACAATTAATGTCGCCACATGGAAATGATGCTAAGAAAGCTAAATCAATAAAAGCTAATGCGAATGCTATTGAAACGACAATAAAAAAAGAGCATGAAAATAAATAATATTTTTTTTTACTTATATTTATCAAAAATTAAGTTATGGCAGTATTAGCGTTAGCATTTTCAGCAACTCAATCAGGAGATGGTAAAACTGTCACCATAACGGATTTGAGTAATTGGGTAGGAAACTCATCGGGCTATACAGAAAGCCAGTTCGTAAAGAGTTTTATACTTACGGATTATTTAGGCAATCCAATTACAACCATTGCAATGGCTACCGGCGTTTATGTGGCTACCTATACTGTTCCTGTTGGCACAAATCCGTATATAAGCATAGAGTTTAGTGCGGTATCGGCAGGAATACTGCTAACGTTGACATTAACACAGAAGTATGGGTTTGTCAGGTACTTCCAATTAGCTTACATTTCCGCGAATAAGAACGCCTGCGGGTGCCGGGATATGCAGCGCATAGATATGGCCGATGTGGATACAAAGTACGTTGTAGGGGTTGAATTTGCGTTACCTACGGGGGGTGCCGCAGACTATCAAAATAACATTAATGCCGCTTACCAATTATTAACCACTCCTTAATATGGCTACTATCGGACAAATTACTGCGGACGTTAATAGTGCTAAGGTTTATGCCATTCAGCAATCGGGGATTAACCTGATACTACAAAAGAACGGGCAATGCGCGCCTGGGATAAAAAACATTACCGCTTTAAAAAGAATTATCAGGTGCCTTACTTTCCAAATCAACGCCAACGTAGTTGATACGGATACCAACACCCTGTACAATTGTCTTCTTAAAACATTGGCCGGGTTTAATTCAAATTATACAATTGATCCTTCAGTTATTATTCCAGGTACAACTATAATTATTTCGGGAGGCGGGTCAAAGGTTAATAGTGCAATTATTCCATTTAATAATCAAACCGTTATTTTATTGGCTGGATACCAGGCCACTTATTACCCTACGTATGGTAATACACCATACGTTCAGATATTTGTTGCAGATGGCGTTGGTGGTTTTGCACAGGATAACGGGACAGCGCCGGACTATACATACGTTACGCCAGGCAACCCGGCCAGTGGTATTACATCAATAACATGGGCTTATGGCGTGGTAACAAGTGGGTATGTGCTTATATCAGGCGTACAGCCTACAACTTAAAGAAATATGAAAAAACTAATCAACCTTTTACTTGCTGCAATCACCTTAATGGCCGGGTGTTCATTGCCGGCAATGGCGCAAACACCGTGTTGTACTGTAGGGCCTGTTACAACATTTACCAGATATTACAATCCAATAACCCATAGATGGTACACGTATCATGGAGTAGCTTATGGCTATACACAAGATGTTGATAGTGTTGAATTGGCTGCACTAAAAACCGACACCCTCACCTTCACCAACGGCCTTGTAAAGGTAGGTAGTGTGGTAGGGTTTGGGGGGAATTTAGCGTCAAATACAGTCATTAATACTAACGACCATATATTTGAGATTGGGAATACTATAGGATCTTACGGTAATATTTTTATAGCAAAAAAAGGCCATTACATAAATTTAAGTGCGGTAGATACAGTTACATCATTTACTTCTATATTTCATGCAGGTGGAGACGGTATAAATCTCTCTATGGGTAATGGTTCAGTATCTGGTGGTATAAGATTACTTTCAGGCTATCCAGGCAATTATGGATTTCAAGTTAGTGACCCTTTTTCAGGGATAGGTTTTAATTATGCAGCAGATTATTCAGCAAATGGTATTGTTGTTATCGGTGCCAGATGGATACCGGACAAAGGCTATATTGATGGTCATTATGCTCCAATTTCCGGCTCGTCAGCTTACCTTGCCAAAGCAAACAACCTTTCAGATGTGGCAAATGCGGCGACTGCGTTAAGTAATTTAAGCGGAGAAAATGTGACAAACAAAACCGCAACCCCTTCGGCATCGGCAACGGCGTACCCGAACTGGCCGGGGGTGACAGCGCAGTTTGTTCCATTTACCGATACAGCAACAATGTTATCAACCTACCTTCACACTATCTCCGGGATAATAGCAGGGGGTGATTTGGCAGGTACTTATCCTAATCCTACTGTAAACACAATAAACAGCATTACAAAAAGCTATTATGACCCCACTTCATCTATTCAAACACAAATAAATAGTAAAGTAGCAACAACCCTGATCAATGCAGTTAATGGTGTAGCACCCCTTGATGGCAGTGGTAAAGTACCTTTGGCAAACCTACCAGCCAATATTTTAGTTTATAAAGGGCAATGGAACCCTGCTACTAATACGCCAACTTTAGCAGATGGGACAGGAACGGTAGGTTATGTTTATGAAGCAAGTGTAGCGGGTACTATTAATTTAGGGAGTGGCTCAATTACATTTGCACAGGGCGATTTTGTTATATACAATGGTACGGCATGGCAGATTTCAGCAGGAACAGACCGGGTAACATCGGTTAACGCACAGCAGGGGATTGTTGTATTAAATACTGATGATATAGGGGAAGGCAGTACTAATGAATATTTCACCAATAGCAGGGCACAAGCAGCAATCTCATTAACAACAACCGGCAGCAGCGGTGCTTCTTCCTATTCAGGTGGTGTGCTAAACGTGCCTACTTATACAGCGACGGGATTAGGAGCAGTAACAGCTATTGGCGTAACTACAGCAAACGGGGTATCAGGCACATCATCAGGAGGCACAACTCCGAATTTAACGATTACATTAGGGGCAATTACGCCGACAAGTATAAACGGGCTGCCTGTTAGTTTAGGGTATGGATCTATATCTTCTAATACGGCAATAGGTGTAGGTGCACTTTCATCGACTTCGCTTACAGGCATTCAGAATACGGCGAATGGTTATTATGCCCTCAATCAAAACACCACAGGCAGCTCCAATACGGCTAATGGTATGGCTGCCCTCTCTTACAACACCACAGGCATTCAGAATACGGCTAATGGTATGAGTGCCCTCTATCACAACACCACAGGCATTCAGAATACGGCTAATGGTATGAATGCCCTCTATTACAACACCACAGGCAGCTCCAATGCGGCTAATGGTTTGAATGCCCTCTATTACAACACCACAGGCATTCAGAATACGGCTAATGGTATGAGTGCCCTCTATTACAACC